TCTAAGTTTGGTCTACAAATTCGTGATTCGATTACGATGACTATGGCACAAAGAACATATGAATTAGAGATCGGCATTAGCTCTGAAATCAATCGTCCACGTGAAGGCGATCTCATTTATTTACCACTTAACAATAAGTTTTTTGAATTGCAACACGTAGAGCATGAGGCAATCTTTTATCAAATAGGATCATTACAGACATATGATCTTCGTGCAGAACTCTTTGAGTACAGCGGAGAAACATTCAATACTGGTGATGCGACAATAGATAACTACTTCGATAATATCAACCGTTTCGTAGACTCTGAATCAACTACATTTAATATTGAAGTTAGAAGCAGTGTATACTATGCTAAAGAGACTGAAGATAGAGGCGACTTACTAGAACAGCCTACACTACAATTGTATAAGGGAGAGACCTACACGTTTGATGTGAGTCACACTTCTATGGCTGGATATCCTATATCATTCTATACTACAAACTCACCCTCAACCGGTGTTGTTCTACCTTCCTCAGCGGCAACCATTGTGTACTCGGGAACACCAGGCACCACAGGTGCTACTGTTAGCATTACTCCATCGCTCACTGCGGTTAATAATCTAATAGTTCATTATATAAGCACAACAACCTTGGGAATGGGAGCAACTGTAGAATTCCTACCATCTAAACTCGAAGTCGAAGTATATGACGATTTTGCTGATAACACTACGATAGAGACTTTAGGCGATAACATTGTTGACTTTAGTCAGTCGAATCCATTCGGTGAGGATAACTTCTAATGTACGGTAACCATTTTTACAACGAATCAACTCGTAGATACGTAGCAGTATTTGGTACACTCTTTAATGATATTCAAATAGGTCGCAAGAATAGTGCGGGTGTTGAGATCAAAAGAATGACTGTGCCAATCAACTATGCGCCTGCACAGAAATTATTGGCTAGACTTGAGCAAGATCCAAATCTAGACGCACCAGCTATAACTTTACCTAGAATGTCCTTTGAGATAACAGGTATGACATACAATGGCGATAGAAAGCTCACAAGTCTCACACGATCAACTAAAGGCATTGTAACAGACGATGCAAAGTTATCAACGCTACATACACCTTCGCCATATGATATAGAATTTCAATTAAATATTATGACTAAATACAACGAAGATGGTACTAAAATTCTTGAACAGATTTTACCATACTTCAAGCCAGACGTGACAGTAAGCGTTAAGATGATTGACACTATGGATACATTTGTAGACATACCAGTACTTTTAAACAATGTGTCAATGGAAGACTCATATGAGGGAGATTTTCTCACTCGTAGAGCGATGATATGGACACTTAACTTTACTATGAAAGCATACTTCTTTGGTCCAGTATCTAAGAAGAAGATGATTAAGTTCGTTGATGCTAATTTAAAACCAGACACCGCTACAACGACAGCGACCGCAACTCAAGTCAATGTTCAGCCTGGTCTAACGGCAGCTGGTGCAGGAACAGAGCGTATAGCACAGACCGTGCCCTATGCAGACATTAATTTCGATGATGACTGGAAATATATTGTACAAGTATTGGATGGATAAATTATGAAAGATGCAATCGGAGATAGTCTAGGGCTACAACCACTAGACGAAGTGACTGAATCAAAAGCTGTAGTTACACGTGAAGAACCAGCTAAGATGAAATCGAATGAGAAGTTAGATAAGGATTATGATTACGCTAGAACAAACTTCTATAATGTAATCGAATCGGGCACAGAAGCGTTGGAGCAAATGTTAGATGTTGCTAAAGCATCTGAGCATCCACGTGCTTATGAAGTCGTAGCTACAATCATGAAAACGTTGATTGATTCCAACAAAGAATTAGTCGCTATGTCAAGTAAAAAAGCAGAAGATGACAATGATGGTCCTGTAGAAGACAAAGCAGTGACAAATAATAACTTGTTTGTAGGCTCTACCGCAGAGTTACAACAAGTTCTAAAAGATATGCGAAACGCTGATGGTTGATTCAACAGATCGTGGATATAACGGTAACGTAAATTTAAAACGTAAGGGAACTCCTATCGAGTTCACTAACGACATGGTGGCTGAGTTTCTTAAATGCGCTCAAGATCCTATTTACTTCTCTGAGAAATATATCCAAATCGTGCATGTAGATCATGGTCTCATTCCTATAAAGATGTATGACTACCAGAAAGAAATTGCTAAAGCTATCACTAATAACAGACGGGTTACAGTAAACACCTCTAGACAGGCTGGTAAAACCACAACTGCTGTTGCTATTATACTACACTATGTAATATTCAACGACTATAAGACCTGTGCGCTTTTAGCTAACAAGGGTGATGCCGCACGTGAGATATTAGACAGAATTAAGATTGCTTATGAAGGATTACCCAACTGGTTACAGCAGGGAGTAATCGAATGGAACAAAGGATCAGTAGAATTTGAAAACGGTTGTAAAATCATTGCAGGAAGTACATCAAGTTCTGCTATTCGAGGTAAGTCTATATCGTTTCTTTATATCGATGAGACAGCATTTGTAGAGAACTGGGACGAGTTCTTTGCTTCTGTGTTTCCTACAATATCCTCTGGTGATACTACTAAGATTCTTTTCACTTCTACGCCTAATGGACTCAATCACTTCTACAAGACTTGCGAAGGCGCTAAAGAGAACAGAAACGGCTATATCTATATCGAAGTGCCATGGCAGAAAGTGCCTGGTCGAGATGATGCTTGGAAACAAGAGACGTTGCAAGCCATGGACTTTGACTTACAGAAGTTCTCTCAGGAATTTGAATGCAACTTCTTGGGCAGTTCTGGCACACTAATAGAAGGTTCTAAATTAAAGCAATTGGTCTATAGGGATCCTATAAAGTCTTCACAACAATTTAGTGTATATGAGGAGCCAATAAAAGATCACATATATGCATGTATCGTGGACGTATCTAGAGGTAAGGGCTTAGACTATTCGGCATTTCAATTAATAGATGTCACGGATATGCCATATAGACAAGTGTGTGTATATAGAGACAACAACATAACGCCTATTGACTACGCTGAAATTATACATAGAACTATAGAGAGATACAATGAAGCTTACACACTAATCGAAATAAATGATATAGGAGAACAAGTTGCAGAAGTTCTTCATTATGAGTTCGAGTGTGAGTCTTTGCTGAACACTGAGTCCGCAGGAAGATCGGGCAAAAGAGTATCGACAGGGTTTGGTAAAAACTCTGACAAAGGAGTACGCACAACTAAATCAGTCAAGTCTATAGGCTGTAATATGCTAAAGATGTTGGTAGAACAGGACCAACTCATACTAAACGATTTTCAGACTATAAACGAACTCTCCACTTTTTCTCGAAAAGGTGTATCTTACGAAGCCGAGTCTGGCTGTCATGACGACCTTGTAATGGGTCTTGTATTGTTTGCTTGGTTAACAGATCAAATGTTTTTCCGAGAAATCACAGACATAAATACACTACAGAAGTTGAGATCACGAAACGAAGAAGAATTAATGGAAAGCCTTCTACCTATCGGTTTTAACAGTTACGATGAAGATGAAAATACTGCCAATATAGACATTGGAACGGGAAAATGGCTACAGTACTAAATTGCTGTTTTTATAAATATAAAGAATAAAGAAGTTTATAACTTACAAAATAAACAAGGAGAAATGAGATATGGCTTTTCAACTAAGTCCAGGCGTTAATATCAGCGAAGTCGATCTGACAAATGTCACGCCAGCTGTTGCTACAACAGAAGGTGCCATTGCAGGTGTCTTTCGTTGGGGTCCAACAGGACAACGAACACTAATTACATCAGAAAAGGAGCTGGCAAACAGATTTGGTAAGCCAGCAACTTACTACACTAACGAAGCGACACTAGCAAGTACGTGGACCAATCATGAAACTTGGTTCTCTGCTTCTAACTTCTTAGGTTACAGTGACGCATTGTTCGTCACACGTGTTGCCACTGCGTCCCTTCCCGCGGCAGCGTCAGACAACTGGGATGCTATCTATAAAGGCAAAATCGGTAACTCTATTCAAGTATCACATTGTACTGCTGGTAACTATGATGCAACGAATCGAGGTGAAACTCTTGCATTGACACCATCATCAGTAGCAGGCACTATGACTGGATTCACTACTTCTGCAGGAGTATCATTATATGCAGGAATAGGCGACAGAGTAGTATTAACAAACAATAAAGAAATGGTTATCACTGGGATTTCGACAGTAGCAGATGCTGCCGCAGGTTCGGCTGTAACATTTACTAGTGTAGACGCCGCAGTTGTGGTCGTAGCGACAGATACTATTGCTAAAACTGGTCACGGTCTCACACAAGGTCAAGCAGTTGCCTACTCAAGAGGTTCAGGTACTGCAATTGAAGGATTGACTAACGGTCAAAAATACTTTGTTATTCGTACAGATGCGGACAACTTTAAACTTGCTACTACTCTCGCTAATGCAACAGCTACAACAGCAGTTGACATAACAGCACTTGGTGCAGGTACATCACACACAGTCACACCCGTAACAACTTGGAAATCTAACATAACGTTTTCTTCTAAGTACACTGGTGCAGTTAATTATACAAGCACATTCAAGACTCAGTGGGGAGATGCAAACTTATTTGATGCAGGACCTTCAACGAATGGCATACACGTAGTAGCAAAAGACATTGACGGACTGATTTCAGGAACAGTAGGAACAATAATTGAAAGATGGGAAGATTTATCTACTACATCTACTTCAACTAAGTTTGACGGTTCAACAAACTTTATCACTGATGTGCTTGCTCAGAACTCATCTTGGCTAGCAGTATCAATTGCTAAAGCAGTATTGCTCAAAGCTACAACGTTCTCTTCTGGTATAACTCTTACGGCAGGCGCAGACGGTAATGATGAAGACGATGCAACTATTGGTGAAGTAGCTCTAGGTTACGATCTATACGTTGATCCAGCAGAGGTAGATATATCGTTCATAATTCAAGGTAAAGCTAAAGGCGTAACACTTGCTAACTATATCATCGATAATATCGCTGAAGTTCGTAAGGACTGTATCGCATTTGTTTCACCTGAGTTAACGGATAATACTGTAGACGCTATCATTGCATGGGCAGGCACAGTATCATCAAGCACATATGCAGTCGCAGACAGCGGATATAAATATCAGTACGATAAGTATGCAGATGTGTATCGTTGGATTCCAATGAACGCAGATGTTGCTGGACTTTGTGCTAGAACAGACGATGTTCGAGACCCTTGGTTCTCACCAGCTGGATATAACAGAGGTAACGTTAAAAATGTTATTAAGCTTCTTGTTAATCCAAACAAGTCTCAGAGAGATTTACTATATAAGAAGAGTATTAACCCAATTGTAACACAGCCTGGACAAGGAACTATATTGTTCGGTGATAAGACGTTTACAACTAATGTTAGTGCATTCGATAGAATTAACGTTCGAAGATTGTTCATTGTTCTTGAGAAGACTATCGGTGTAGCCGCTAAGTCAACTCTATTCGAATTTAACGATGAGTTCACAAGAGCGCAGTTTAAAAACCTAGTAGAGCCGTTCTTACGTGATGTACAAGGTAGACGTGGAATCTATGACTTTAGAGTAGTTTGTGATGATACAAACAACACTGGAGCAGTCATTGACGGCAATCAGTTTGTTGGAGATATCTTCATCAAGCCAGCACGTTCTATTAACTTCATCCAGCTGAATTTCGTAGCAGTAAGATCTGGCGTAGAGTTCTCAGAAATCGTTGGTCAGTTTTAATAAATATGTTAACAAAGGAGATATAACTAATGGCTTTCAACATTAATGAAATTAAAAGCCAACTGACCTTCGGGGGTGCTAAAGCATCGTTATTCCAGGTGGCGATTACTAATCCCATTAACGGACTTGCGAATCTTAAGACACCTTTCATGGTACAGGCGGCACAAATCCCAGAATCAACTCTGGGTACAATCGAGATTCCATATTTCGGACGTAAAGTAAAGATTGCTGGTGATAGGACATTCGCAGAATGGACTGTTACTATCATGAACGATGAGGATTTCTTAATCCGAAACGCAATGGAAGAATGGATGGCATCGATTAACGCACATGAGGCTAATACTAGACAACTCGCATCAGCGGCTACGTCTAACTACAAGTCTCAGGCGCAAATCACCCAGTTCTCAAAAACTGGTGCACCTCTTAGAGTATATAATTTTAACGGACTGTATCCTTCAAACATCGCCGCTATTGGCATGGATTGGAATACTACAGACGATATTGAACGATTTGATGTGACATTTCAGTACGATTGGTGGAACGTTTCTGGTGGTATCACTGGTACCGGCGGCACTAACGTATAATTGAAATAATAGGGGAGAGATGTTCTCTCCCTTTATTAGAGGATAAACTATGGAATTATTTGGTTTTCAGATAAAGAGAAAGGCAGAAGGTAATAACAACATACCTTCTTTCGTTCAAGCGAATGAAGAAGACGGCTCAGTAAATATAGCCGCAACAGGCACTGGTGTCAGTAGCTTTTTGGATATGGATGGTACAGCAAAGTCTGAAGCTGAGTTAGTCCAGAAATATAGAACTATGATGCAACAGCCTGAGGTTTCTCAAGCAGTTGATGACATTGTTAACGAAGCTATATGTATATCCCACGATGCAAAAGTCGTTGAATGTATTACAGATGATGTAGATTTATCTGATGGCATTAAGAAGAAGATTAGAGAAGAGTTCGACTCGGTGTTAAAACTGTTAGACTTCTCTAATAGCGGATACGAAACGTTTCAGAAATGGTACGTTGACGGAAGAATTAACTACCACGTGATGATCGATAATACAGCACCACGTAAAGGTATACAAGAGTTACGCTATATTGATCCACGAAAGATTCGTAAAGTTCGTGAGTTCGAGAAAGAAAAAGTTGGTAACAATAATGAAAACCAACTAGTAACTAAAAAGGTTAAAAACGAGTACTTCATCTATAGTGAGAAGGGCTTTAATAACATGGCAGGAATAGCAGGGGCACAGCAA